TTTGCTGATTTGTATGGTTCTTCGTCTAAAAAAAATATATTCATAGTTTACTCCTTAAATGATATAAAGTGTCCCGCAGTGGGGGTGTTCCCCTTGTACTCCTTTAAATTTAAAAGTCAACTAAAAAATTATTTTTTTTTTATTGACATTAGTTTTTTAGTAGTTTAGAAGGGTTATATTAGTTTGGTTGACTATTAGTGTTTAGTTCAATAGGTGAAAACAAGACAATAACAATGGATATATTACACCCCATTTGAGAACTAGAACTATTAAAATGAAAACTCTTAAATGAGACTACAGGATATGGGTCAATAATTAAGTTCCTGTCCCGATGAATTGACATCGTGGGTATAAAACACATCCAAACTAATAATATAGTGAGTGGTTACCGTGTCAACAAAGTGCATATAGGTGTTTGGTAGTAAGTCATTACTTAAATGGTTTGGCCAATTAAAGACCCTGCCAAAACTTTGGGTTTGCACCCCCTTACTAAACTGTTCGATTGTGAGGTTGTACTACAGTATAAATTAGGAAACTCTCAACTGGCTTGGGTAGTGCCAAAGAAAACAAAGACAGAGATTAAGTTCGATGTAGGTTTTCAAAACTACCCAAACTTAAAGGAGTAAAATGTTACAAAACTTTTTAAAAGAACTAAACTTAAAAACTAACGAAAGTGTTAGAATAGATTGTCCTATTTGTTTTAACAAGAGTACTTTTTCTGCTTTAAATAATGGTACACAGACTATTTATAATTGTTTTCATGCTGATTGTAGTATTAAAGGTAGAACTAGAAATGAATTATCTAAAAAACTATTTAATGAGTTAGAAAAGCAAAAAGAACCAGAGATATTTTACTATAGAAATCATTGGGAAGAAAATTTAGAAAATAGAGATTACAAAGAATATGTTACACACTATGATTTACAAGATTATTATGACATTATACGGTATGACCGACATACTCATAGGGCGGTATTTTTAATTTACAAGGAGGATAAACTTGTTGATGCAGTTGGAAGAGCCTTATACAAAAACAAAAAGCCTAAATGGTATAGATATGGCAATTCTGGTTATCCATTTGTAAAAAGATACACAAAAGACATGGTTAATGGTAACAGTAGCACAGCTATTATAGTTGAAGATGTGGTATCTGCACTAACTATATCTAGGTACTGTACAGGAATAGCTTTATTAGGAACTAACCTTTTACAAACTCATATAGATGTGTTAAAGAACTATAAAAAGGTAGGAATAGCACTTGATAAAGACGCTAGTAAAAAAGCTGTTAAAATATTAGATGACTTAGCTTTAAATATGAATGTTAAATTTTTATTGTTAGAAGAAGATATAAAAGAAATGTTGGATGAAGATATTAAAAAGTTAGTAGATAGAGTAAACAAAAAATCATGGGGATGGATGAATGACACTTATACGAAATAATAATGATAGAGCAAATAAAGTAAAAAGACTATTAGGTTTAATTAAAAATGATAGTAAAGCAAAGGATGACAAAAACCACTATTACAGAGTTGCAGATGTATTATGTGATTTAAAACATTATTGTGATAAGCATAAAATTGATTACAGTAATGAAGTACGAATGGCTAGTATTTTTTATGAGGATGAAATAAAAACATGATACTTACTGAAATACTATCTATTTGCCTAAACCACGAGCATTACCAAAAAGTTCGTAGATTTATTGATAAGGATATGTTTAATCGTGATTATGGTATAGTATACACCCTAATAGAGAAAATACATGAGAAATATCCAGAAAAGGTACTAAAACTGCGAGAATTAAAGGTCATGTATGCTGACTTATATCCCGCAGTACCAAAGGCTACAAGGCAAAATATAGTAGATAAGATAGATGAATTAGATGAAAATAGTTCCATATCGGAACTAAATTTTGATGCTATAAAAAACTTTTGGGCTAGACAACAAGCAAAAGAAATAGGAGAAAAAGCGGTTGACATTTACACAGGGGCTGACAAAGATGTAAGTGGCTTACGAAGATTAGTAGAAATGTTAGATGAACAAAACATGGTAGGTAGTGAAACTTACAATGTTGTAGAAGAAGATATAGAAGAGTTATTTACTTTAAATGGGTCGGAAGGCGAATTTAAACATAGACTACTGACAATAGCTGACAATGTTCCCGCATTAGATAGAGGTCATTTTGTTATTCTTTTTGCTAGACCAGAGATAGGTAAGACGACATTTTCTAGTTTTAATGCTTCTGGTTACATTAAACAAGGAAAAAAAGTGACATACTGGGCTAATGAAGAACCCGCAGTAAGAATTAAACTTAGAATAGTACAATCCTATTTTAATCAAACCAAAGAAGAAATCGCTGACAATATTGACAATTACAAAGAAGAGTACCTAACAAATATAAAACCTTACTTAACAGTTTTTGATAGTGTAGGTACACACATAGATGAAATAAATGAGTATGCACGAGTTTATAAACCCGATGTTATGTTTGTTGACCAATTAGATAAAGTTCACATTACTGGTCAATACAATAGAACAGATGAAAAATTAAAAGATGTTTATGTTAGAGCAAGAGAAATTGCAAAAAGACATGGCTGTTTATTATGGGCGGTATCACAAGCAAGTTATGAAGCAGAGGGAAAATCAATTATAGATTACTCTATGTTAGATAATTCTAGAACAGGTAAGGCGGGTGAGGCAGATTTAATTATAGGTATAGGAAGAGGTGCTGACAATCATGACTTGTCAGACCCTTATAGATGTATTACAATAAGTAAAAATAAATTAAATGGTTGGCATGGCTCTCGTCATGCAACTATAAGTATTAGGAGAGGGGTGTTTGAAAGTGATACTGACACTTGATGTAGAAACAACTTTTGATGTTGATGAAGAAAATAAAATAACTTCAAGTCCATTTAATGATAACACATTAGTTTCTGTTGGATATAAAGTTAATGACAATCCTGTTAAGTACTTATGTTTTTATCATAGAGATGAACCACCAACACCAAATGCAAAAAATATTTTACAGGATGTTTTAGACAAAGCTAATGTTCTTGTAGGACATAACATAAAATTTGATTACAGTTGGTTAATTCAATGTGGATTTACTTATGACAAAAAATTACATGACACTATGGTTATGGAGTACATCATGGCGAGGGGTGTTAAGTGGGGATTTTCACTAGAAGATTGTTGTAAAAGAAAAGGTGTAGCACTTAAAAAAAGTGAACTAATTCAACCATTTATGACAAATAAAACTTCGTATGAAAGAATACCTTGGACTATTGTAGAAGAGTATGGTAAACAGGATGTTGAAAGTACATACCAACTTGCAGTTGCACAGTTGAGTAAATTAAAAATGAATTGGGGAGATTTATATGTCTAATGGAATAGTACCAACTATAAAACTTTCAATGGAACTAACAAAAGTTTTAGCTGACATTGAAATGAATGGTTTACATATTAATACTGACATACTAACAAGTATAAAAGTTAAATTTGAAAAAGAACTTGTTGACTTACAAAAATATTTAAATGACAAAGTAAAATATTTTATGGGCGACACACCAATTAATTTAGATTCACCAGAAGATAGGTCGGTGCTTTTTTATTCAATGAAAGTAACTGACAAAAAAATGTGGGCGACAAGATTTAACATAGGATACGAATTAAGAGGTAATACAAAAAAACCTAAACGAAGAACTAATTTTGAAAGTATACAGGATTTTTATATAGAAATAAATTCTTTAGCTAGACCTATATTTAAAACACATGGAACTATTTGCCATAACTGTCAAGGAACAGGTAAGTACATTTACATGAAAAAAGATGGCACACCTAGTAATGTAAAAAGAAAGTGTAAAACTTGTGATGAAAAAGGATTACTGTTTACAAATAAAGATGAGAGAGCAGGATTAAAATTAAAACCAAGAAATGTTATTGATTGTTCTGCTATGGGATTTAAAACTGACAAAGAAATATTAGAAAGTTATTTATCTACTGCTAGTGATGAAGTACATGAGTTTTTAGTTAAGTATATACGATATTCAGCTATACGAACTTACCTAAGAACTTTTGTAGATGGTATGCAAAAAGCTATAAGTAAAGATGGTATGGTACATCCACAATTTATGCAATGTGTGACAAGCACAGGAAGATTATCATCTAGAAACCCTAACTTCCAAAATATGCCTAGAGGTAATACTTTTCCTGTTAGAGAATGTATTACTTCACGATTTAAAGGTGGGAAGATACTAGAGGGTGATTATTCTCAATTAGAATTTAGAGTAGCGGGATTTTTAGCGGATGACAAACAAGTGCTTAAAGATGTTAAAAATGAGGTTGATGTTCATAGTTATACAGCTAGAATACTAGGTGTATCTAGACAAAAAGCTAAGTCGGATACCTTTAAGCCTCTTTATGGGGGTATTTTAGGTACTCCAAAACAGATGCAGTATTATAGAGCATTTAAAAACAAGTATTCTGGTATTACAAGATGGCATAGAGAACTACAAAATGAGGCACTTATGTCAAATAAGATAAAATTACCGAGTGGAAGACAATATTTCTTTCCAAATGTTGAAAGATTACGGAGTGGTAGTGTGACAAATTCTACTGCTATAAAGAATTATCCTGTACAAGGCTTTGCTACAGCAGATTTATTGCCTATTGCATTAATTAATTTAAAAAACTTGTTGACAAAAAGAAATTTAAAGACTATTATATGCAACACAGTACATGATAGTATCGTTTTGGATGTGTATCCAGACGAAGAACAACAAGCTATCACAACTTTAAAGGAGGCTATGATGTCTTTATCAAATGAGTGTGAAGAAAGATATGGCTTTAAATATACAATGCCAGTAGGAATTGAGTTAAAACTTGGTAATGACTGGTTAAACATGAAGGAGGTTTATAAATCCAATGGTTGAAAATGGTACAGACAATAATGCTTTAGCGGTTCCAACTGACTTTAATACATTAAGTGATGCGGAGTTAATGAAGCTAACAGGACAAACGGATAATGGCGGTGGACAAGGTTCAGTGCTAGGTCGTTTATCAATTAACTATCAAACAGAAGATGACAATGACAAGCCGTTACCACGAGGTCATTTTGTTCTTCCTATTGATGGTGACAATGTGTATGCGAAAGAGGTTACTTTTAGACCTTTTCTTCGCTTATATGCATACAGTTATTGGGATAATAGTGAAGAGGAATTTACATCAAGTGTGCAAATGCCATCACTAGGAGACCAATTTGCCGATTCTAGGGGTACTTATAAGTGCGGAAAATTATCTAGGGAGGAATTTGAAAAACTACCAGAAAATGACCCACAGAGAGTTATCCAAAGTTCGATAAAATGTAATCAAGTTATTTACGGTGTAGCAACTCTTACAGGTAAACTATCTGATGAGAAAGATGTAAATGTTAAGGAAGTTCCGTGTGTGCTATATGCTAAAGGTACAAATTATTTACCTTTTAGTAGTGCATTATCTGGTTTAGCAAAACAGAAAAAGCCAATGATAAGAACTAATCTTATGCTATCTACGAAAAAACAAAAATCGGGTGGAAACACTTATTTTTCTATTAGTATTAAGACAGGTTCTTCAGTTGATTTATCTGAAACAGATAAGGAATTACTTAAAGAATTTATGGTAGCTATAAAATCCGTAAACGAAAGTGTCATGGAGAAGCATCGTAATGCTATTAAAAGTAAAACAAAAGATGGCGACCACTCCCTAGCTATCGAGTTAGACCAAGAATAGCATATGTTATCTACTCTAATAGAGAGTTTTCTCTATGATGCGGTTCGGGGGAAGGCAAAACTTTCCCCCGAAACTATAGAAGAATTTAAAGAAGCTTGTGGTAAAGCTTTAGAAAAACAATTTAATGAAGCAATTGAATGGAGAATGAGGATGTCGGGGTTAGGTAAACCTCTATGTCAACAACAATTAGAAAAAAAAGGTAAAGAAAAAGAATTACAGTACAATACAATAATTAAGTTTTTAATGGGTGATTTACTTGAAGCAGTTGCTATAGCTGTTATGAGAGGTGCAGGTATAGAACTTGAAAAAATACAAGAACCTGTAAAATTAAAAATAGGAAACACCGAGTTGGGTGGTACTTATGATGTTAAAATAGATGGTAAAGTCTGGGATATAAAATCCGCTAGTCCATCTAGTTTTATGAGTAAATTTGGTGAATTTGGAAGTTATACTAAAATAAAGGGTGATGACCCATTTGGGTACATTATGCAAGGTCATTTATATGGTGAAGCTGACAATGTTCCTTTTGGTGGTTGGATAGCCATAAATAAAGTTACTGGAGAATTTGCTGTATGTGAGGCACCTGTAAATCAAGAAGAAGACAGAAAAGAAGTATTACAAACAGCTAATGAAAATATTAAAGCTTTAGAATCTAATAAAAAATTTGAAAAATTATTTCATGAAATACCAGAAACTTATGTTCCTAAATCTGGTAAACAAAAAGGTATCAGAATAGAAACAGGAAATACTATACTAGAAAGTATATGTGGTTACTGTGATTTTAGAAAACATTGTTGGCCTAAAGCAGTATTGCATGAAAAAGTAACATCAAAAGCTAAATCAAAGCCTATGGTGTGGTATAATAAATTAAAAAATACAGAGGTAAAAAACATATGAACATACTTTGGTTATCTCATCCTTTCAGAAAAGATGATATTACATCCAACAGGGATGCTATTTGGGTCTATACTGACAATGAATTACAAGAAGGTGGGGGTGAAATGAGAGAATTTATGAGAGGAAATGAAAATTGTCATCCACTTATAACAAGAGAAACGATAGGTAAGGACGGCTATTTTAGAGAGGATAACATAGCTAGAAAATCAAGAATGATAGATAATTACTTTAGTGCTTTACATATACGAATAAAACAAGGTAAATTAGCTATCTTACCTACCATAGAAATAAATGAGGCTATGATTGAAATGGAAAAACACGCCCCTATACTAGGAGATATTTTTTCTAATAATATCAAGAAAACAAATAAATTTAAAATGACAACGCTTATATGAGAAGAAAAGGATTTCGCTCTGAATTTGAGAGGGGAGTTGCCTTATTTTTAATTAAGAATAGTATAAAATACGAATATGAGCTACAATATCTTGAGTATCAACCTAAAATTAAAAGATATACTCCTGATTTTTATTTACCTAAACAAAATATATTTATTGAAGCAAAAGGTTTTTTTGATTTAGCAGATAGACAAAAACACTTGCTAGTTAGAGAACAGAATCCAGATTTTGATATACGATTTTTGTTTGTAAATGCTAAAAATAAACTTAACAAGTCCAGTAAAACTACTTATGGTCAATGGTGTGACAAAAATAAAATACTTTGGGCGGAAAAAAGGATACCTAAAGAATGGTTGATATAAATAGACTTATAGACGAAACAGAAAAGTTATCGCTACTACCCGATAGACTTTATTTAATTTTAAAACCTGTAGATGATGGTAAAGGGGGTCTTGATATGATGGCATATGATACAACAAACCCTAAAGAGCCTATTAGCCCTGCTTTTTATGTGTTGAAAGGTATAATCGAAATGATGAACACTGATTTAGATAGGCTTGTTTCTTTAGGTCAAATGGCTATTATGGATAAGATAGTAGATATACAAAATAATGGAGATACACCTACAACAGAAATAGTAGATGATGAAAGTATAGAGTTAGTTAATATAGGAAAAAAACATTGAGTAAAATAGAACAAAATAATGGAAAGACACTAAAAGAATTAAAATCACATGATTTTTCTATAACTAAATTTAAGAAAGATTTAAAGTATGGAAAGAAGCATGAAAAACTTGTAATGAAATCACGAGAGAATTATGAGTTGAAGACAGACCGATTGTCACATAAAACAGGAAATGTATTTGTTGAGTTTATGTCCAGAGGAAAGGAAAGTGGTGTAAAGACTAGCAAAGCTGACATTTGGATATTTAGGATTGTGGACAAAAAAGATAAACATATGTTTTCTATTGAGATTCCTCTTGACAGATTGCGAAAAAAGGTGTATAATAGATATACTATTGTCTCTGGTGGTGATAAATTAACTTCTAGGGGCTATTTAGTACCTATAATTGATTTAATTGCTTTATGAATATAGAATTTTGGCATTGGTGGATACTAACTATGGTTACAATAAATACTATTATAAATTCTATAGTTTTTATTGTAGGTAGAAAATTTAAAAAAGTAAAGAAAAAATGAAACTAACAAAAGAATTTTTAGAAGAAGCCAGTAAGTTAATTGGTGGGGATAGACAAAAAGATTATGGTGATAAGGTACAAAATCACACAAATATAGCGAAATTATGGTCTGCGTACTTAGATGTAGAAGTTACAGCAGAAAATGTTGCTATAATGATGGGTTTATTGAAGGTAGCACGCACTAAATTAGGGGCTACGAGTAAGGATACATATATAGATATGGCTGCTTATAGTGCTATAGCAGGTGAAATACGATTTAAAGATGAAAAAAAGAATAGTTAAAATACAAAAATTAAATGATATTGACCAAGATGATTGGAAAATAACATTTGAAGATGAAACACACATTAATAAAAAACATGAGCAATTTTTTGAGCTAGTTGAAATAGGGCTTAATGTGATAACAAATAGGGAGATAAAAATGAGTGAAAGGCCAAAAGCAGAAGAAACATCGGCAATATTTGAAACAGATGAAGAAGTAAGAAAGAATGAAAAGAAAAAAGTAAGAGAATTTAGAGAGGATGTTAAGAATTTGAGTTTTTCACAATTTAATAAAAAATATCCATCTAGAGATTTGGGAGATACCAACAAATGATATATGGCAGCCTCAAGTACATTAGCTAGTTTTGAATTAAAACTAACTACCGAAGGATTAATAATCCTAGAAAAAAAAATAGCCCCTGCAAACGAATTTACAGAGGCTATGGATAAATGGAACCCATCTTATGAAAATACTCCAGTAATAGAATCTATGATAAAATACTCTGATGAAGTATTTACTGTTATGTTACAGGATATACAAAAAATGACTTACTAGTTTACACCTAAAATTTAGTAAAAAATTTAGTTGGATAATGGGTTATTTGATTCTAGTTTAATTTCTTCAATTTGAGAATCTTGTAATTCATTTTCTTTTAAAGCTATTGCAACTTGTTTGGATAATTCAGATATTACACTTTCAAGTGATTTAATAGTCTGACGAATTGGTGCTAAAATAGGGTCTATAATAAAAGGTTCTGGTATATCAAGCATAGCAATTTGTTCTTTTACTTTTCCTATTTCTTTAAATACAGCAGTTAAATCAACAGGTTGTATTTTATCATCAACTTTTTTAATTCTATCTATTAAGTCTACTTTATATTCATTAGCATATAATAGCACATCATCAAATTGTTTTTCTAATTCTTTATCTTTAGTTTTTAATGGTTGTAAGTTAATAGGAGGTTCATTTTCTAATGCAGAAAGTCTAGTATTGAACTCACCCCATGCATAAAAACCTCCACCAATAGCCCCAATAACTCCGACTAGTGCCGCATAGGTACTAAGTTTTTCAATTATTTTCATTCTTCATAGCCTCCAATTCTAATTTTAATTTATTAGTTTTTTGTTTTGCTTCTAGTAGTTGTACTCTATGTACTTCTACTGGGTCGTTTTGTGAATAACTTGCGAGAGTTATATCACTATAAATTTCTTTATCATAGACACCTAAATCTATTTGGTTATTAAATAAGTCTAAACCTTGGTCAGTATATATATCTTTTGATTTATAAAACTGTATTTTATTATAGGCATCTAATGTATTATTCTTAAAAAATAAATCCTCTTTTGATAAGTTTTGAGTTGTTTGTTTTGTTACTTTTGCTATTTGTTTAGCTATCTTTTTTAAATTCTTTTTAAATTTACTCTCTATCTTTGCAACATCTGTAGTAACCCTGTCGTTGGTGTCCACTTTTTCTCCGCTTTCCGGCTGTACACCATCTTGCTTTTCACTATCTTCTGATTGTACTTCGGATTCTTCAGTGCTTTCGCTACTGGATTCGTCTTCTTGTGGCTCTGTTTCTTCTGTTGATTCATTTTTGGTTACTTCTTTTTCTTCCTCTACTATTTCTGATTCCGTTTCAAGCTCCACTGTTTCTTCCTCAGTTTCAATAACCTCTGGTGAGCTTTCTTCAACTGTCTCGATTTCTTCAAACTCCTCATCAAACTCTTCAAAAGATTCCGTAGTAGGTTCATCATTAAACTCCTCCTCGGTTATCTCTTCAAAAAATTCTTCGGCTGTTATGCCTTCATCTTCTAAAAACTCCATGAACTCTTCTTCCATGCCAGTCTCTTCTAAAAATTCAGTAAAATCCTCCTCAAATTCTTCAGTAAATATTTCTTCTGTTACCATAATAGGTTCAGAAAATTCTTCTTCAAAAAATACCATTTCCATATTTGGCATTTCTTCAAAAACCTCCATGTCAAATTCTTCTATTGGAGGAAGTTCTTCTATATCTATATCTTCCAAATAAAAAGTATCATCAAATGTAAAACCATCTTCAAATACTATTTCTTCTTCTATTGGTATTTCGTAGATAGGTAAATCGTCATTATACCAATTAAAATCTTCTGGTATATCTTCTATAATATCTACTATATCTTCATCAATATCTTCTATAGATTCTTGAGTATCATCATCAATAGGACTAAACTCTGTGCTATTGTAGGTCATCTTTAAAGATGCACCTAATAAATTTGGCCCTTGTCTAGATTGATTAGTGTAGTTACTATCAGTACCTTCCCATGACCAATCTACTTTATTAGAACCAACACCTAAGTATATAATTCTATCATTGTATTGACCGCAATTTGCAGTTATACCCGTAGTAGTTGTACCCGGATATCCATTACAATTACCTTGAAATCCAGAAACATCAGTTCTTGTTTGTGTTGTGGTAGATAAGACATTACCACTAGAATCTTTTAATACGATAGTTACAGTATGAGAATCATTGTTACCACCTTTAGATTCACAATTACCTTCTGTGCTTTCACAATTTGCTACATCAACATAACTATTTAATGTAACTCCATTATCTAGCATTGATTGATTAATAGAATTATTTGTTAATGCTATATCATCAACACTAACTTTTGCAGTTCCTGTTACTTCAAAGTCACCACCTACACTATATTTATATCCACAATTAGATTGATTAGTGCAAGTAATATCAAAGCCATTAACTGTAGAGCCATTAGTAACATACCCAGAAGAATTAGCAGAATTAATTTGGTCTGTACTATTGGAGTTCCAATCTACTCCATCTCCAGAATTAGGAAGTAAGTTTCCCGTAGTTACTGTTTCTGCAAATGCTTTTTCCCATGCAAATAAAAAACTACAAAGAGCCAATACAGAAATAATGTATTTCATTACTCGTGTATATTAATAATTCTTACTTCTTCTGTATGTAAATCTGTTTCAATAATTATGTTATCTACTTCTTCTTGTGCTTTTAATGTTTCAAGTTCGGCTTTTTTTCTAGCTTTTTCTTCTGCTACTCTTTCAGCTTCTTGTTGTCTTTCTATTTCCGCAAGTTCTTCATCGACACGAGAACGATTTTCTAATTTTGACACATAAGAATCATAGTCTGGTCTTTCAATATCATACTTATTCCACTGTTCTAAGGCTTCTTTTCCTATCTTTCCTTCAAATGGGCAAGGTGTTCCCGCCATTTGCATTGCTTCAAAAACTCGCTCATCTTGACACAAAATTGACACAGCCGCAACTTTCATTCCATAATCGTATAATACTTTTGAAAGTTTTATTCTCTCGACACACATCTTGAGACATAGATGAGAAACTGGGGCTGTTAGCTGAGTTGACAGGTATGTCTGACCCATTGGTAGTGCTGTTATTGGTTGTTGTACTTGTTGTTGTATTTGTTTGTCCATCATTATTATTTGTTGTTGTTGATGTATAGCCACCTGTTATCTGAGTGTTACTGCCTGAAGAATTTGTCTGGTCATTATCATCATTTGTTGAATCAGCTAATACCGGCTTTGCCCATACAGCTATTAGTATTATTATTGTAAGTAATACAAAATTTTTTAGCACCCATTTCATTTAGTTTTTCTCCCATTTTTCTTTAGCTTTAAGTGTCCATCTTTCAAATGCTTCTTTACTTATATCTTTTTTAACTAATTTAGCACCATCTGGTATTTCATTATATAATGCAATTACTTCACCATCTTTAATTTCTACAATACCCGGACTACAAAAAGCATCTTTATCATATCCTGTATTTTTCTTTTTAAGTAATCTTACTTCTTTCATACAAGAGGATAAAGATTCCATAGGAATATACTGTGTCATTTGTGTTTTTTGGTCATTCATGTTCCCAAAAACGAACATAAGTATTATGCTAATAACTTCCATTTGTTTCTCTCAATTTATCCTTGAGTTTTTCTACATCATTAAGTAATCGTTCTATATCCTGCTGTGCTCTCTTTATATTTACGGAATTACTCATCATTGATTCCATTTCTTCAGCCATGTGTTCAAGTTGAGAACTCATGAACTCAATTAATAAATCTTGCTGTGCATCGGCGGGCAATGAGCCTAATTCACCTCTTGGCCATTTGATTCTAAACTCTGTATTTTTTGTAAGGTCAGCTTCTGATAAAGTGACACGAGTTTCTACAGAATTTAGCCTCTCAATAATCCCAAAGTATGCCCACGTTCCTACGGCTACTAGTGTGATAAGACTAACAACCGTTTTAAGGGGCATCTGCACATTAGTGCTTTCAGATACCTTCATTACTTTCTCTTTTTCTTTTTAATTCTTCTTCGTTTAACTAAGAACCAATTGTATTGTTTTTGATTATTTTTTGACAAGGCTACCTCCAAAATACAATCCAATAATTGCAGACATTAGGTGGGTATCTAATGGTGTAATAACTACACCAAAAAATTCTCTATCCATAGTAATTTCTTTCTGTTCTATTAAGAATAAGAATCCTCTAGTAAATTCTGTCCAAGTTAAATACACACTTGTATCAAAAAATACTGGTACTAGTTTAGGATATGCAATAATAAAGAAAACTGCTGTTAAAGCAATTATTCGTCTAGTCCATTGAAATCCTTTGTTTTCATACCTTCTTGCCTTGTCAATTTCTTCCATTTGAAACTTACCACGAGCAAGTAGCATTTTTTGTTCAGCTTGTTTTGCTTTAATGCTCTGCCCCCAGATAGACATAAATCCACCTAGTAAGCTAGAACCTAGCATTGTAATCATTTCTACAGGTAACCCACCTAACATCTTTTTATCTCCTATTTATTTAAAATATATAACTATATATAATCACTAAAAGAATAACTCCTAAAGCACTGGCAAATATTTTACCTTTCTTGCTCAAGCCATTCCATATATCTTTTATTTTATTCATTGTTTCTCCTATTTTAAAAATTTCATAAACGTATATAGCCCACCTAATAAAGCACCAATAAATAGTGCTACTTTAAGACCTCCAATACCCATATGTGCGGAGGTACTTAAATCTCTTATTTGTTTTTGCATTATATTTATATCTTCTCGAATGTATTTTACGTCTGTTTTAAGTTCCGCAATCATTGTTCTTTCTTTTTCCCAACTCTCAGCCATACTAAACTCCTGTTTTATTTAATCCTGCTATCGGAAAACTATCAAATTCTATACAGTATGCATCTATAGCTGTTACTGATTTATATTCTGTAGACTTACTATTGTATGCTTCATAAAATTCGTATCTTGCTACTTGGCACTCTTCTTCATTTGGATATAGAAATCCATTGTATTTAACTGAAGGTGCATTTGGCATAGATACTAATATTAGCATAAACCATATTTTAATCATATTAGAATCTTTCTTTTAAATCATTAATTTCTTGATTGAGTTCATTTAACATTTCCGTTTCTTTATCCTCTAATTTTTCTTCAGCAAATTCTGCTGTTTCACGCACTAGGATAGCCGTTACAACACTTTCATTTAGCATTTTTTCTAGTGTTGAGTTAGTTAAATTATCTTTATAAATATTATCACTTTCAAGAACTTTTCGTATTACAACAGCTAATTCTGGATTTTTAACAACTTCTTCCATTAGATGTGCTTTTGATTTTCTAAATCGTTGAAGTGAAATTTCTGTTGCTACATACTTAGGTGAAATAATACCTCTATTAATTGAATATAATCTACTTATTAAACTTTCTACTGATAGAGATTGTGGTAATCTAGCTGTGTTTATACCACCGGTATTTATACCACTTTTTAGTATTACTACATTAAGTATTGCGTCTATATTATCAACGTGTTCTTTTCCAAAAATACCCACTAAATTTTTATTGTTTTGTTTTAGGAAAGCTTTTGCACCCATAACATTATCAAAAAATGAATATCCAACATTTAGTTCTTTAATAGGTTTGCCAGAAATAGCACTTGTAGTAATGGTATCTTTAGCTCTAGTTGGTTTTGAAAAAGTTTCAAAAAAATAATCAGCAAATAATTCTTTTGTTATGGTATCAAATTCTTCCGCACTCATTTTACCTTCACCAGTTCCAACAAGAACTTGCTTTAATTTATTGTACTGGGTTAAATCACCATTGCCGATTATTATTGATTCAACGAAAACTTTCTTGTCTGTTAAATCATTAGCAAAGTTTAGTAAAACAGCATTACCACCTAATTTTGTTTTATTATATTTATATTCTTGTAATTTCTTTTTTGTTTCTTTTTTAGCTTTTTTAAATACTTTAGAAAAAGTTCTATTATTTGATAATGTTAATTTTCCAATAAACTCATTTCTTGCTAACAACATATCAAACGATAAATTAGTATTTACTAAATTGTTAATATTTAAAATATTAATATGTTTTCCATCAGTGTCTGTAAGTTTGTACCAACTATGTGCGTTATCATCAATTCTAATTTTATTGCTAGCATCAACTTTTGTCGCCAGTTGGATATTATTTATTTTATCTTCTGCTAATATTTTTTTAGTAGAGTTTTCGCCTATTACTAATTGACCTTGTGGTGTTCTTCTAAACCAGTTAGCCATTCCTTCTTGTAAAAATCCTCTAACAATTTGTAATCTTTCAACAGTTTCAGGATTACTTAAATCTATAATATAAGCAATATCATCTGTCGCTCCCTCCACAATTTTAGTAGGGTCTCGCTCTCCTACTAGAGGGGCTACAACATTTTTCATAAAGTTATCGGCATAATCTTTATCATATAATAATTTATCGTATTGAATCCAAGTGCTAGGATTAGTTGTTGTTGTAAACTTAGCTATACCATCTTCAGATTTTTTACCCGTTACTTGTGTGTAGATGTTATTTGCATAATCATCTTCTGCTGTAATCTTTTCTAATTTTTTAGTGCTTGTACCGTCTTTGCCTTGAGTAACTTTAGTTATAGTTCCACTATCTGAACTTTCCGTCCATTTTTTTAAGTCTTTAAATCTTTTGCTACTATATTTATTAATATAATTTCTAAATGAATTTACAGCTTCAGAATAATTTGTAATTAATTCATCATTTCCAGAGTTATTTATAGCTTTAAATAAAACATCCTCTATTTGGTTATGCATTTCCATAAATGTTCTTGATTTAGGTGCAGCTTTTTCAGAAGCAAGATAAGCAAAAGTTCCTACTCCACTTTTAAATTCCATTGATTCTTGCAAATTCATTCTTATTGGTATATTGACGTCATCAAAACCTAAGAAAAAATCACGAATATCAATACCTGTAATAGCGTTGTCTGGAACATCTTTAAAGTTAGCATTATTTTTTTTAAGTTGTTTTTTAAAAGAATTAAATAAACTTATTGATTCAGCTTCTGAAAGATTTCCTCTTACAATAAGTTCCATTACTTCTTCTGAACCATCTTCACCAATTTTACTTACATTTTGCCAAGCTTTTAAAAGAGCATCTTTATTATTAGTATTTCTCATCCACTCTAGAGTATTTCTTTCTACAGCAGTTTGAATTACCTCAACAAATTTTGAAGTTTCGGCTGATGATGGAAGTTTATTTGATATTAAACCAGTTGCCTCTTTTAATTTTCCAAATCTACCTTGAGGAAATATACCTCCCATAATATCATCAAAGTACTCAGTAAAATCTAAAGTAAAATTTTCATCAGTGCTATATAATTTATTATAAGCTTTTTTATATCTTATTTTATCAACTTCTTTAAAACCTGCTATTATACTTTGAAGTCCATTTACTTTGTAATTTTCACCATCATGAGAAAGGTCATCAGCTATAGCTTTCATATCATCTAATATTTTTTGGTCAAAATTTTGTAAAAGATTATTGGCTGTTTGTTGCACACTTTCACTAAATCCATTTTGTTTTATATCTTCAAGAGTTTCTATAACACTTTTTATATTTTCATCTAATGCACCGGGATTATCAAATAAGTTTAAACCTTTTTCTAAATCAACCATAGCTTCTAAAGCCACATCATACTGGTCAGCTTTTGCGTTTATGTCATCATTTATAAGTTTTATGTTTTCTTGTATTTTACTTGCAAAATTTTGTACTTGGGCGTTGTTAGGATTTTTTTGTAATAGCTCAGACATACTATTATCAATAACAGTTATTAGATTTTGACTTTGAGCTATTTGATTATTTATTTCTACTAAATCACTAGGTTTAAAAACTGCATTAAGTTTTGATACATTATACATTTCAGCAACTGCTTGCAAAGCAGCTAATCCCGTGTATTGAGATAATGTAAACTTAACTAATTCTTTTTGCTCGTCTGGTAAATCTTTTATTAAAATACTTAGTGATTCTTCAGCAGCGTTTATACTAGATAACACATCTAATCTTGTATCACTAGGCATTTCTGATACAATACTACTAAATTTTCTAATAGCTTTTGTTTCACTTATTGTTAAATTTCTTTTTAAACCTGTTACTGAATCAACTATCATAATATCTTCTGGATTTAGACTTAGTGATTTTCCTAACAAGTAATCTCTAACTTCAGGAACTTTTGGTAAAAAACTTATTGTTTCCAGTAGTCTAGCTCCTTGAAGTGCACTCCATTTAGCAACACCTTTAGTTCCTTGGGTCATTACAAATGGTTCAAGCATAGCACCACCTATTTCAAATCCTGCCGCAACTATACCATCCCCCCAAACATCTCTACCCATTCCACCGGATATAGATGCAAATACTTCATTTCTAAATAAACTTATTTGTCCTTTTGACCAGTATCGTGGATTTAAATCTAATTTATTTTTAATTAAACTATCTCTGGCTATACTTAATTTTTCTATTAATTTACTATCTTTTTTAATTTTAGCTTCATCAATTTTTTTACTTATAGAATCAATTTCTTTTTGTAAGTTGGCTTTTATTCTCTTAAAACCACTTGTTCCATAAGTAATGGTTTGGCGTTCATCCAAAGTTTTCATTGTTTTTTCTATAAACTTACTTGGCTTACTTTTTATTTTTTCATTTGTTACATGATTTTTAAGAAAGTAATTTAAAGCTTTTATTGGATTACTATGTTTTAATCCTTGGCCTGTATTAGCTAAAGCATAATCAACTGCCTTGCTATATATTAATGTTCCTTGTATACCGTATGCTATTGCAACTCCCTCAATAGCTGCGATGTAAGGTACTCCTTCAGTTATAACATCAGTAGCATGATAT